ATGGCAACTGTAACAAGCATGGTTAGCGCGTTAAATGTGACGGTCGTTTATCGCGTTGCTGGAGAGGTTAAAACCTTCAGTGAGACAGTAGTTTCACCAATCGTCATTGAGCGTTATTTGCAGCTTGAATGTGGCGATGCTATAGGGCTTTTCGTGCCGGTAGGTAAAGGTCAGCAGGTCAATGCGCTGAATATAGAGTGGTTTGAGATTGAGCGCATTACTGCGCCAAAGGAGTGACCAGTGTCGAGCGCTGCTAACTGGTCATATACCGCGCAGGCGACTATCTGGCGCAAACTCGGAAAGAACGAATACGGCGATCCACTTGGATATTCAGCCCCTGAAGTTATCCTTTGTGATTACGAAGGCGGCTTATCGCAAAGAATCTCAGGCGTATCGGCGTCTCTTGGCGATCTCGGTTCTGAGGTTGTCATCAAGAACACTTTCTGGACGGAAGAATCACAGGCCGCCACGGGTGATTACCTGCTGATTGGCGTATCGACAGAAACAGACCCGGCTGTTGCTGGCGCCGATGAGGTGAAACAGGTTATTCGCTATGCAGATACGTTCGAGCGTACTGCTGATGATTACGCCATTTTGACTGGCGTATGATAAAATAACGCAGTGGCTAGGGTAGCTCCCGAAAAGCGGTATCGTCACCGCCTGCCACAAATATTATGACGAGCAACTTAGACGAGGTTGATATGTGGGAAGTGCAGCAAAAGATATCTGAAGATAGATGCAGCGTGGAAATATGCGCAATTTCAAGTGCAAATGAGCATGGCAAGCGCAGTTGGGGATGGCACAATCCTAATGAAAAATTTATTGTGCTATCAGTACACAGTCTTTATCAGAAGGCACCGCTCGCTGAAGATATCCTTGTCTCAGCAAGGAAAGAAGCTCAGCGAATTTGTGATGAAAAGAACTCACACGCATAGACTCTAATGAATACAAACAGGTCGCTTCGGCGGCCTTTTTTAATGACTGGAGAAAACCATGGGTGCCAGAATACGAGGAATTCCGCAGGCGAAAACCAACCTCGATAAGCTGATCAGCGACATTAATGGTCGAAAGGTGATAAGGGCCATCAAATCAGCTTTACTAATTGTGGCTCCAGAAGCTGCAGGAATGACGCCAATAGCAACCTCGACACTCATCAATTCCCAGTTCCAGGAGGTGATGGTAAACGGCACTCGCATCACTGGGCGAATTGGTTACTCAGCAAACTATGCGATCTATGTCCATGAGGCCAATGGGACCCTTAAAGGCAAGCCGCGACCAGCTAAACAAGGTGGTGGTAATTATTGGGACCCATCAGGCGAGCCTAAATTCCTGGAGAAAGCTGGCGAGCGTAGAAAATCAGATATTGACGCCGTCGTTAATAAGGAACTGTCCCTATAGTTAGTGTATAATTATACAGTGCCTAGGGTAGCTCCCGAAGAGGCGGAACGTAGACCGCTCTGGCACAACTTTCTATCTACGGTAAGCCAGCTACGAGGTTTATATGAAAGTATCTAAATCAGATATGACGGCTGACTATCTACGCCAATGTCTGTGTTTCGATCCCTTATCCGGGTATTTTACCTGGAAAGCAAGGCCGCTTGAGCATTTCAAAGACCTGCGCGCTCAGAAAATATGGAACACAAAATATTCTGGTAAGCAGGCCGGGGCTGTAATGTCGATAGGCTATGTAATAATCCGTATTCACAAACAGTGTTACTACGCGCATCGATTGGCATGGCTATATATCTATGGCGAATGGCCTCAAGAAATTGACCATATCAATGGAATAACTACAGACAATAGAATCGAAAATCTCCGCTCTGTTAGTCATGCTGAAAATGGAAAGAATGTAAAAACGCCGTCGCATAATTCAACTGGAGTTATTGGAGTCTGTATTCCTAATGATGGTGGTAGGACCCAGGCCAGAATCCAAGTTAATGGCAAGCATATCAAGTTGGGAAGGTTCGACTCCATAGATGAAGCCAGAGAGGCAAGGCAGAGGGCTAGCAAGAAGTTTGGGTTCCATGATAATCATGGAAGAAAATAGCAAAACTGGTCGCCACGGCGGCCTTTTTTTATAGGGTTCGTATGACACCTCCTATGTACGAGCGGGTTAAAAACCTTTTTCAGGATGCCGGGCTAACAGCCGGTCGCATTGTTCAGTTGCTTTTTTTTGAAGACACGAATAAGGCAACAGACGCATTTATCGTGTTTGCACCGAATAACGGCACACCAATCAGAAGTGATCTCGGATCCGAGTATTACGTGATGGTAAACGTCATAGGGCCAAATGATAAGCGGGCTGCAACGGTGCAGGCTGTTCAGTCTATCATTGATTACGTCCAGGCTAACCCCATGGCTGACGAGTGCGTCGGCTACATCCAGAACATGGGCGCAATCCCAGCGCCGGTGCTCACAGAAGAAGGGCGAATAGTCTTCCGACTCCAGTTCGCCTGCACTTACGGCGAATAGCCATTCCAACCAAATGACCCGCTACGGTGGGTTTTCTTTTATGTCAAAGAGGAGTTTCACATGGCTAATTGCCAGAACTCAAACGAACGCCTGTTCGGTGGAGCGGTTGTGCTTGAAGTTGCCGATGGCTGCCCGGACGTTAAACCGGCAGATGGTGACTGGATGTCTCTGGCGGCAGGTACGTCAAAAGGCTTCGACTTCAACCCGAACACTGTTACTTCTGATGCTGATGACGGCGGCGGCTACGTCGAGACGATCATCACCAACAGCGATTTCACCATCTCGTTTGAAGGTGAGGTGCGCAAAAAAGACAAACTGGATCAGTACGGTGTCGGCAAGTTTATTGAGTACTTTGCTGCTGAACTTAAAGCCAAGCGGCAGCCTGGTATCTGGGTTCGTATGGACTACGGCCCGGTTGAATTCATCGGTTACATGAACATCACCGCTCTGAGCTCTGATGGTGGAACTAACGATATCGTTACGTTCTCCACTGAGTTCAAGGTTGGTGACGCCAGCACAATCGAAGTGGTTGCTGCTGATGCCCTGACATTTACTACCGATCTGGCGCCGACAAAATCTGTCGCTACCGGTTCAGCGCTGAATATGCCGGTTGTTGTTGCTGGCGGTACTTCCCCTTACACCTACGTCTGGAAGAAAGACGGCAGTACGGTATCAGGGCAAACCACAGCGACATTCAACAAGTCCAGTGCCGCATCTGGTGATGCAGGGGTTTATACCTGTGAAGTTACCGACTCGTCTCTACCTGCTCAGACAGCAACGTCAACGGCGTGCACAGTCACCGTCAGCTAACGGTTATTCCAAAGGGCAGCGTGCTGCCCTTGATAATACCCGTTCACCGGAATGAATCATGACAGCATCAATTGAGATCGGCGAAGTTGCGATTAGCGACAGCGCTGAAGGTGGAAAGGACTATCTGTTGCGGCCGTCATTCGAAGCGATGATGAGCATCGGAACTCCGGAAGAAATAGTTCACGCATACGCCATTATCCACGGTAGCGAATTCAGCAAAATCATCAGTGATTGCTCAGATGTGATGGGCAAGGTACCAGAATGGTTATCACCTGTGATGCGCAGGTCCAATGACAGGCTGCTTGCAGTGAGCATGCTTGTACTGCAGTCGTGCTGTAGCGAAGACCTGACACCAATGATCGGCGAGTGGAAAGGGTGGAGTCGTTATGTCGTCTACCGACCTGGCTCAATGTCCAAAAACGACATCATTGTTATAGCTCAGCACCTCATGCAGCACGGTATTTCAGGCAAGGCTAAAATTCGCCGCTTGCAGCGACACGAAAGCAACGAAACGACAACAGGTTTCCATGCTTTCGAGTACATCAGCGCGGCGAGAAGTCACTTTGGGATGCCACGTGCTGAAGCATCACAACTGACAATGACTGAATTTCAGTTACTTCTGGCGAGCAAATATCCAGATCAAAAAGGATTTACGCGAGAAGAGTACGAAACCATTGCTGATCAGTACCTGGCTAAACAGGCGGCACGCAGAGCCAAAAGAAACAGCGAATAATATTGCCGGGAGAATGTAATGGCTGAGAACGTCGGGAACATCTATTACGAAATTGACATGGATGTGCGCGGCCTGCTCAGCGCGCAGCAGCAGGTTAACAGACGTCTTGATGCGCTGGAAAGCGGCTTTGACGGCACGACCCGCGCGGTAGCTGGCACAGAGCGTTCAATGTCTGGCCTGTCGAAAGTCGCGGTTGCACTGGCTACAGCATTATCAGCTCGACAGATCGGTGAATACGCTGATGCATGGGCCAACCTAAGCAACAAACTGGCTAACTCCCTGCGTCCTAATGAGCAGCTGATCGACGTCACTGAGCGCGTGTTCAACATCACTCAGCAGACGAGAAGCAGCCTTGGCGCAACCGCGTCACTGTATTCACGCCTAGAGAGGGCAACCCGCCAGTACGGTACGAGCACTGAAGATATTGCCCGGCTGACGACCATCATCAACCAGGGCTTTGTCGTATCAGGTGCCAGCGCGCAGGAAGCTGAAAACGCCATTATCCAGTTATCCCAGGGGCTGGCATCCGGCGCGCTGCGAGGTGACGAGTTCAACTCAGTGAATGAGAACGGTAACCGCCTGATGGTGGCGCTGGCTGATTCAATGGGCGTGACAATAGGTCAGATGCGTCAGCTCGCTGCTGACGGAAAGCTGACCACGGAAGTCATCGTTAACGGATTGCTTTCTCAGGGATCGGCTATCGGCGCAGAGTTTGCGAAGACAACGGCGACGATCAGCCAGTCAATGCAAACGGCTGGCAATAATATCACCAAATTTTTCGGTGAAAACTCAACTGTAAAAACTGGCGTCGCAATCTTCAATAATGCGATTGTGAGTATTAGCGAAAATATTGGAGCGCTGAGTGGCGTATTGACTGCTGTGGCAGCTGTAATGGGAAGCCGTTACGTTGGTGCGCTGACTTTAGCGACCGCACAGAAGTTAAAAGGAGTCGTAGCATCCAGAAATCTTGCTGCAGCAGAAGCTCTTGAGGCTCAGGCTTCAGCTAATAAAGCGGCAGCAGATCTAAGGTCAGCGGCTGTGGCAAAAGAGCGTGCGCTTGATGAAATAAGACTGGCAGAAATGCAAAAACAGTCGGCAATTAGCGCAACAAACTCAGCAGCAGCTGAACAGCGGCTTTCTGCAGCAAGGGTTGCGGCTGCTGGAGCTGTTGACAACTACAATCGAGCACTAGCAGCAAACAGAGTGGCTCAGTCTGGTTTAGTTGCTGGTGGAAGCCTGTTAAGCCGTGGCTTGTCTCTCATTGGTGGCCCTGCTGGTGCCGCAATGCTTGCCGCCAGTGCGATTATCTATTTCTCACAACGAGCAAAAGAAGCCAGGGATAATGCTAATAACCTCGCTGACAGCGTTAATGAGTTAAGCAGTAAATTCCAGACAATGTCGAATACTGAGCTCTCAGCTTCTATCGCGAAGATGAGTCAGACGTTGCCTGAGTTAAATGATGCTGTTGATGATGCACAGGATAAGTTCAACGCCGCCACGGCGGCGGTTCAGCGCCAACAAAGGGAAATTGATAACTGGGGAACTAATACCACCAGAGGAAGACAGGCAGCAGAAGCACTTGGAGGTGCTCAGGATGAGCTTGCGGTAGCCACTCTTGAGCTCGAAAGAGCGCAGAACAGACTCAGTCAGACGCAAAATGGCATAAATATTGGCAGGGCAACCCTGAATGGCACTATGCGTCAGGGCATTGATCTTCTCAGAAGGGATGGGGAAGAGGCTGGAGTTGCTGCCGGTATGATGGGAAAACTTGGCGACATGATTAACTTTGCTGCTAAAGAGAAGGATAAATTTAACGCCAGTAGCCTGGTAGTGGAAAGACCAAAGGATGTTCAGGAATACCTTGATAAGCAGCAAGAGCAGGTAAACCTTCAGAGTGAACTTAATGACAGGAAACGGGAACAGCTTAGAGCAGAGCAAGACATAAGGAAACTTGGTGGTAGTGATGCCGATGTAAGACTGGCAAGAGATCGAGCTGCTGCAGAGTTTGATGCTAAAAAAGCACAACAGGACAGCAAGCGCGCTACCAAAGATGCAGCATCTGAGGCGTCAAAATATGGAAACCAGCAAGAGTCTATTGCTCAGAAACTGGCAAACCTGAAACAGCAGGCAGAGCTTGCTGCGGGTTCTACAAGCGAACTTAGCCGCGAGCAGCAGTTACTGGCGGCTGAGCAATCATTAGGTGCCCACGCAACTGATGAGCAGAAGAAAAAAGCCAGAGAGTATAAGGCAGCGGCAATTGACGCAGCATCTGCAGCTAAAGGTGTAACCGAGGCTTTGAAGGCTATACCGGAACAGGCAGAAAATAAGTCATATGCCGATTCCATGCAAAACCTGAAGGCAGCGCTAAATGCCGGGAAAATAGACCTTCAGGAATACAACATTTCTACTGAAAGAATGGCGGCAGAGCACCAAGCTAACCTTGCCAAAATACGTGCAGATCAGGCAGTGACACCGCAGCAGGAAGCTGTTGGTGGTGTTGATCCCGTTCAGCAGCTTGCGAATGAAAATGCCAGAAAGATCGCGCTGATTAATCAGTATGAGCAGCAGGGTTTACTGGCTCACCAGAACGCTCTTGCTTTGCGTAATGAGGCCGACACTCTGTATGAGCAGCAACGTATCGCGGCACAGTGGGAAATCTGGAAGAACCAGAGCACAGGAAACCAGATGCTGGCTGCTGGTTTTGAGTCTCTTGCCGGTAATGCCTCTAACGCATTCACCGGGATACTTACCGGAAGCATGTCAGCGCAGGAGGCTATGCAATCGCTCGCCAGCAATGCTCTGAACAGCCTGATTAATGGCTTTGTCCAGATGGGTATTGACTGGGTTAAATCAGCTGTAATGGGGTCTGCTGCCCAGACAAGCGCTATCGCTACCACTACCGCAGCGCAGGCCGCAGGACTGGCAACAACGACAGCAACGAGCACAGCATCAGCGGCCACGACAATGGCGGCATGGACTCCTGCTGCGGCTGTAGCATCTATTGGTTCATTCGGTGGCGCAGCGGCGATAGGCATTGCGGCTCTTGTTGCAGCTCTTGCTATGGCAGGAGGACTTGCCGGAAAGCGCAAAAACGGCGGTCCGGTATCTGCAGGAAGCATGTACCAGGTAGGTGAGGGCGGTATGCCAGAAATCTACCGTGCCAGTACCGGCAAACAGTACATGATCCCCGGCGATAATGGGCGCGTCATCAGCAATAAGGATATATCAGGAGGGAGTTCAGGCGGAATTGTCGTATATAATAACGTCCAAAACTATACCAGTTCTTCGGTTGATTCACAGTCTAGAGTTAATAATGATGGATCTATAACGATTGATACTATCGTTGCTGACATCAACCAAGGGGGCCGTATTAGTCAGGCTATACAGAATAACCATCAAGCACCAAGAAAGGCGAGGGAATAATGGAGATTGGACCAGGCGAAAAAGGGAGTATCGAACTTCCGTTGGGTGAAAAGACAGCATTGAAACATAATCGACCTGTGACATACCAAGTTGAGACAGTCGGTGGATCTTTAATTGAAGTGGAAGTGCCAGGAGGCGTTGAGTTCAATATCACGAGTGCTGGTGACATTAAGGCCGTGAATGTCAATATATACGATGCCCCGAGGGGTCCATCTGAGGTTGTTTGAATATACCCGCTTAGGCGGGTTTTTTTATTGGCTGGAGAATGGTAAATGCCTATTCCATACCCTGAATGGCTACCGCTGGCGCAAAAAAGTAAGACCCCGACTACGGATACCGGTTTTCGCGTTGACCAGCCAACGGTCGGCGCGCCGATATTCCAGAAGCTAACTGATGACCTGAAAACCGGGTTCTCGCTGACGTGGATATTCACCCAGGCTCAGCATCGGGCGTTTATGCAGTGGCTACGCAGTCCAAACTATCTGGATAACTGTAATCAATGGTTTACGATGCTGGTCGGTACTGGAAGCGGTGATGCAGGCGTTGAATTGCAGGAATTACACTTCCTTTCGTGGCCAACATGGTCGCAATCAGGCTCAGTTTATACCTGGAACGGTGAAGTCATCACTCGCAATCTGGTTAACTCCGATGACGATTTTGACGACATTATTGTTGAGCTTCCTCCGCCGTGGGCTTCATGGCTGGACATAATCGTTACCGGTTATCCTGATGACCGCGATCTGGAAAGTCTTCCGAGGGTACCGTAATGCCGACACTCCGAGAATTTCAGAGCCAGAGGCCGAACAGGATCCTGTACGAAACCATCACCTTCTACAACGAGACATTCGGCTACGTTCGCCTGGTTAACAACCAGATTTTCCCCAAAACGCTCGGCGGTCAGGTTTATACGCCTTGCCGCATGGAGTTAACCGAAAGCCAGCAGAGCAACACTCCGATTCTTGACTGCACGGTAAAGTTTGGTCGCCTTGCTCAGGACTTCAAGCAGCAACTCAAACTCTGGAAATCCTACTCGCGTATCACGCCAATCTCTGCGACGTATCAACAATTCGATTCTGCTGACATGAGCACAGCGATCAAGTCATGGACGCTATACGTCAGTGATTGCTCGATGGATGACAAGGACGTCACCTGCAGCCTTACACGCGTCAATCCATTAAACCGTAATGTCGGCCGTCTCTATACGGTCGAGGAATACCCTGGACTGCAAAATGTTTAAAGACGAATTTATTGACCTGGTGATCGGAATCCCATGGGTTAACCGTGCCTGCTCGTTTGAAGAAGCAGATTGCTGGGGGCTTGTTCTGCTTTATTACCGTCATGTTCTCGGAATTGAAATCAGTCAGTCTCCGGATTACGAAAACGGAAGCGATTTTTCTGTCTGCTATGGCACTGACGCCGTCTACTGGCTCCAGACTGAGACTTTCACAGAGGGCGGAATATTCGTCGCGTGGATCGGCAGCAGGCCGGTACACGTTGGTCTGGTGATTGATGGTCATGTCCTGCACAGCAGGGGTGAAAACGGACACGTCAGGAAAGACGCAATACGCACCATTCAGAAGCTTTTCACCAAAGTGGAGTTTTATCGTTATGCCGGTGATCGAAATACAGCGGGTGCCAGGGCTGCCTAAAGACAGAGCTTTAGTTAATGCCGGAACTGTTTTTTCTGAGTGGCTCGGGCAGGAGAGTTTTCATCGTGATATCAGGATCAACGTCAACGGAATAGAGCTTCAACCTGACGACGAACTGGCATTTGTCCTGAATGAAAATGACCGGGTAATCATCTTTGATCAGCCTAAAAGTGGCGGCCTGATAGGAACCATCCTCAACCCGCTAGAGCACCTGAATCCGATTAAATTCACGCAGAAGGTTCTTTCTGCATTAATGCCAAAGCCAAATACTAATGCGGCAAGCGGCAACAGCAAGACATCGCCGAACAACAGCCTGAAAGGGCAAACTAACATTGCCCGTAACGGAGAGGCAAAACCGGATAACTTTGGTCAGGTAAGAGCTTATCCAGATCTGGTGCAGGAATCGTTGTTTGAATATGTCAGCAACCTGAAATACATCACTGAGTTGATGTGCTTTGGCATCGGGCGATATGACGTCTCATCCGTGCGTTTCTCAGAGACAAATCTCGGATCAATGGCCGGTGCAAGTTACACGGTATATCAGCCAGGTGATGCTATTCCTGTCGTGAATGAAGGATATCAATTCGACGACGTAGACGGGCAGGAAGTGCCGGGTGTCAACGAAAGCGGTAACTTTCCTATCGAATCCGCTACTGCCAGTACCGTAGTTAGCGGGATTTATGCTGGCGGCCAGATTGCAATGAAAATCGAGAAGCAGGCAGACTTCGATTACTTCATGGATCTGACGTTTCCTCACCCGGTAACGTTCACGATAAATATCTCCTATCAGACGACTGGCGGCACGGTGACCGAGGACATTACGCTTTCTGCCAATCTCATCAGTGCAGTTGAGACAAATGACGGCGCGGTTGTCGATCCGGTTTATTACTACACATTCACTTTTAACCGCCTCAGTGGGCCGTCTGTCCCTATTGAGTCGGCAACAATAAACACGACAAAATTCATTCTAAATGACAACGCAGCGCTGATGGTTGGCCCGTTCTTCTCTCCGGTTCCTTCAACGCAGTTATGGCTGCATACGCAGTCAGGACTCGGCGGCAACAGCGAGACGAACTGGAAAGTGACGATCTGGAAAGTCGATGATGACAATAACCAGATTGTGGGAACTGATCAGACGTTTACGTACCGGCAGACAACTCCGCATGACCATACGTCAGAGACATTCTACCGGACAGATAAGCTCACTCCCGCGGCCGGGTATGGACGTTATGCGATTTCATTCCAGAGAACGGATAACAGTAGCGATGCCAGCCGACTTCAGGTAGAGGAAATCCATGCCGTCAATATCAGAACAAACGTCGTTCATGCTGAAGAAACGCTTGTGATGATCAAAGTTCGCGCTACCGAAAATGCTACCAGCGGTCGGGACAGGAAATACAACGCTCTGATTACCAGGCACGTTATCAGTTACGACATGGAAACTCAGCAGGTTGATTACACAATCAGGCCTTCAAGGAAATTTGCTGATATCGCGCTGCATAACTGGTTAGTGGTGGCGCAACAGCCAGAATCAAGCATCGACATATTTGGACTGTACCAGATACAGGCGAAGATAGATGCGATAGATCCTCGGCTCGGATATTTCGATTACACCTTCGATGATGAGGACATTTCTCTCGGCTCTCGGATGGAAACGATATGCGATGCCGCAAGCGTGTCAGTGTATGACGATAACGGAGTCCTGTCGTTTTCAAGGGATGAAAGGAAAACCTCAGCATCGACGATTTTCAACAGGTCAAACACAAAGCCTGACGGTTACTCACTGTCGTATGAAATGACACTTCCAGGAGGCTATGACGGCGTTGAAGTACAGTTCCGTAATCCTGACACGAACAAGCAGGATTTCGTGCGCTACAGGGTGTCTGGAAACACTATCGTTGAAGGCGCTCCAGTCAAAGCGAAGAAATTCGAGATGCTATATGTCAGAAACCGTTTTCAGGCCGATGAGCGAGCTATCCGTGAATGCAGGAGACTCATATATTCGCGCATGACCATGGCTATTACAGCTATGGCTGACGGGGAATGGGTAAATATTGGTGACATGGTTCAGGTTCCTGATACTTATGACACCAATCAGCAGGCCGGGTATATCGTCTCGAGGTCGGGCAACGACTTCGAAACCAGCGAGCGCATAAATTTCTCAGGAAGCATGTTTGTCCAGATAACTGACGCTCTCGGTAACACCTCGGCACGCTATCCTGCATCACAGAGAGCTGATACCCGGTTCGGATTTACTGCGGCAATACCAGCCGTAGAACTAAACCTTTATGACGGAGAAGATATTCAGTCACCTTCAAGATATGTCATAGCAACGTCGGAAGAACTGGACGCAGGGCAGTGGACGATCACAGCCAAACAGCCTGGCGGACAGGGAACCACGGCACTGACGCTGGCAGAGTACAGCGACAGCATTTACCAATAAGACCAACCTCACCACCTCACCCCGGCCACTGTGTCGGGTTTTTTTATGGAATAAATATGGCCACTACACCCACTCAGTTACCGGTTCCGAGCGAATCACCGATCGACCTGAAATTTAATGCCGGGAAAATTGATGAATTCGTCACTTCTCTTGTGCATACATACGTTGACCGTTTTGGCAATGAGCACTACACCATCGAAGGGCTTCGCTGGCTGGCTCAGCAAGCAATTGCTCAATATGGGTGGATCTTGATTGATTCATTTCAGGACGGAGCAAATATTACTCTGCCAAATCAGGCATTACGTGATGATGCAACCGGTGAATATTACCGATGGGATGGTTCATTACCTAAATCTGTTCCGGCAGGCGCTACCCCTGAGACAACTGGTGGTATCGGCGTAGGTGCATGGATTGGCATTGGAGATGCGGCATTACGAACCATGCTTGCAAGCTCAGAAGATGGTGCAGGTGACTCTCTCATTGCTGTTGTTCAGCCTATCACCGGTGCAGTTCCAACTACCCAGCATAATAAAAACTGGGAGAATCTCAGTGCATGGGATATTGGCATCCTTCCTAATGACAATGCAGATGCAAGCGCAACGACAAACAGAGCATTATGGCATTCGTGCCAGGCTAATTTAGTTTCATTAGGGCGATCTCTTTTCTTTCCTGATGGAGAATACGAATTCGATAACTTTCTTGGGATATCAGAAAGCGGGTTCAAGGTTGAATTCTCGCCAGGTGCAAAGTTTAAGCTGCTGAACAGCACTTATGTACCATCTAGCCCTTCCGTATCGGTAGGTGCATTTGTAATAATGGGGTATGACTCCAATCTTAACCCGGTAACGGTTTCAGACATTACAATTGTAAGACCTCATATTGACTGTAATTTAATTGTTGGGGAAAATGCTTTTTCTGGCGTTCGTTGCTCAAGGGTTATTGTTGATCTTCCAGTACTTGAAAACACAAGGTATACAAATGCGTTGGGAGGAGGAAAGGCGCTTCACTTTGAAGGTGGTACTCAGGAAGAAATAACCATCAACAGACCAGTTATTAAAAACTGCTCAATGGGATTCTCCATGCAAGGTGCTCCTGATGGCAGCAAGGCATCGAGAGCAATTTCATTGATATCGCCTCAGATGTATAACGTTGATGTGCCATTCATCATCTACTCACAATATGCATCACCTGAAACAAACACACCACGAACAATGAGTGCATACGTTTCTGACGCATTGCTTCATAACTGTGGAAGCATATCTACAGGATTTGCCTCCAGTACTGCAGGTGGGGTTGTATGTAGCGACCGTGGATATGGGCTGTACATTGACGGTATCAATGTTGTAAACGAATCGACATATAACGGCATTGGATCTTTCTGTCGTGGAAGTATGTTTGGTGTAGTAATTAAAAACGCCAGGTTCTTTCATACTTCTGCCATGGCAGTAATTGATACAACTCCTGTAGGGTTTGGGTCTCCATCAGGAAGTCTTTTTGCATCATCAATAGATGCTGAAATTGAGGTTAATTGTAATTTAGACTATGTATTTAAAGGTTCTACGGTAGGTCAATATGGTTCATGTTTATTCGACATCAAACTTAACTTCACAGTTGCAACCGTAACAGGGGTATGTGACTCAAACTCAGGGGCCAGTGTTTTATCATTCGCTGATATAACTAATTCGGAGACAGGTAAAACCACAGGTTACAGAACACTCAAAAACATGCTGGAAGGAGGCAATGGTGTTGGCCTTACCACAAGATATGATGCGCAAGGCACGTGGGTACCAACTGATGTTTCAGGTGCAACTCTGACGTTAACGCTGAACGGACCACAAACATACGTCCGAAATGGTAATGTTGTTGTATGCACCATAGATGTCTCATACCCTGCAACCGCTGATGCTTCTGCGGCAGCGATAGGAGGACTTCCGTTCAACTCTGCCACTACCGGGAATATGGTTGGAGCCATGATGATTGGCTTTACGGGTGAGGGAGCTCTTTCCAGGGGCGGGGTAAATAGCAATGGAAAGATTCTGAGACTCTACACGGCATCTGCTCCAATTACCAATGCAACTCTGAACGGAGACAGAATTCAGGGGGTGATTACGTACCTCGCAGGAGAGTAA